TCTATCTAGGACATAAGACTCTTATAAAGACATATAGAGAGAGTAGGTATATAGTTGAGAAAGATGGATTGGAAATAACATTTACTCCCTTGAAAGTTGATCTATTGAGTAAACATGTCTTTGATCATGCAGATAAAGTTATTCTAATGTCTGCTACTATTGTGGGTATTAAGAGCTTTGTTAAGAGCTTAGGTATAAGCAGTGATAATTATGACTACATTGATATTCCAAGTACATTCGATCCTAAGTTATCCCCTATATTGGTATTTAAAGATACGCCTCTCAATGCAAAGAATCTAGTTCGTACATTACCTAAGCTAGTTGATAGAGTAGAATGGTTATTAGATAATCATAAAAACGAAAAAGGTATAATTCATACTCAGACTAATAATATTACAGAGTATATTAAGAACTTCATTGACCCGAAATATACTAATAGGTTATTGTTTAGAGAGCCTGGGGTTAAAAATGAACATATACTCAAGCAGCATATGGAGTCTGATGATCCTACTGTATTAGTTAGTCCGTCTATGTGCTATGGGGTTGATCTAAAGGATGAATTAGGTAGATTCCAAGTGATAATGAAATTACCTTACATTCCCTGGAATGACAAGAGAGCTCAATGTATAAGAGAAACAGATGAAAAATGGTATACCCTACAAATGCTGTCTAGCTTAATACAAGCATGTGGTCGTACTACCCGTGGAGAAGGGGATCATAGTACTACTTATATTATGGATTCCAATTTCCTAAGAATAAGAGAGTTGTTTTATACTGAACTACCAGTATATTTTAGAAAACGATGCGAAAACGGTTGACCAATAGATAAATATTATTATTGAAGACACAATATTACGGTTTTGAAATTAAAGATATTATGAAGCAGTTTGTTTCTGCTTTCAATAGTATCATTATCAATAGATATAATAAATCTAGATCTGTTGAAGATAGTATACAAGCTAATTTTGTATATGCTCCTAAAGAAAGAGTCATTCATGACTTAGTAAATAAGAGTCAGCATATAAAATTACCTGTTGTTTCTGTTTCTATGTCTAATATATCTAGAGACCCAGATAGAGTATTCAATAAGATACAGGGTTTTTATATTTCAAAAGCTCAAACTAGTACTACTGGTTCTTTTGATACAAATCATTTACCTACTCCATTGCCTGTTAATATAACTGTCAATATGGATATATTAGCTAGATTTCAAACAGATATGGATCAAATTTTAAGTAATTTTATTCCTTATAATAACCCATATATTGTAATAAGTTGGAAGGTTCCGTCTTCACAAAATTTAGTAGATGACTTAGAGATAAGATCTGAAGTTTTATGGTCTGGTGATATATCGCTAGACTATCCTAAAGAGCTATCTGGTACAGTACCTTATAGGGTATCAGCAAATACAAGCTTTACAATCAAGGGCTGGTTATTCAAGAAGAACATAGATAATAACGTTGCAAATATCTTTAATATTGATCAGACATTTGTACCAGTAAGTGGGTTTGAGTATGAGTAAGTTTATATTATATAATTCTAATTTAACTGATGTCACTAGTTTTAGTGGTAATTTTGATAATAGAGAACTCTCTGGTAGACCTCAATTCACAGGAGACTTTAGAACTACACTTTACCAGGATTTTTCTGGTAGTAAAACATTTTCTGGTTATGGGTTTGACAGTATCACAAGTGTAATGTTGAGCTCTACAAACAATGTTAACTTGTTTGACGCTCCTTATACCTTATCCAGCTATAATTTTTATAATGAACTCACTGCAGTAAGTACTAACTCGACCCCATCGACATCTATCTCTGCTAACTATCCAGAAATAAGTGGGTTTCCTATAACAACATATACAATAAATAACTATAATACTTTTAGTATCGCGTTTCCTACGGTTACAGCCACAGGGACAGTTGATGTTATAGCTATTAACGCTGCAGGTTATGGTATATTTTCAGTGGATGTAACAGGGACAAGTGGTATAACAGTACAGTAATAATATGGACACAGGAAAAAATTCAACATTCGGTAGGAATCTACAACAGTTTATTTCAAATGCATTACCTTACAGGTCACCTGCTGCGATTATTGATGACGTGCAGTCACAGAACCCTAAGTTTAAGGAGTTTTATAAATCTGGTAGCTTAAGACAAGATCTTTTATCAAAACACTCGATTGTAACCCCTAAAGTACCTGAGTCTGAACAACCAATTGGTAATTTTTTAGCTGATAGAGCTTATAACCAATTAATGTATGCTCACCTAGATGCAGACAAGGGTCGTAGACTTAGAGATTATAGAGTTATGGCTGCATTTGCAGAAGTATCAGATGCTCTAGATGAGATTTGCGATGATTTTCTTTGTGAAGATGAGATGGGTAATATCATTGATTTAAAATTCCGTGATGCATTTGATTATGACCCATTAGTTATAAAGCAGATTAACGAAGAGTTTAGAAAATTTATTAATATTTATGAACTCAAAGATAAAGGATGGGAATATTTACGTTATTTGCTTACTGACGGAGAATTATATTTTGAGAATATAATACATAAAGATCATCCTGAAAGTGGTATTTTAGGGGTAGTTAATATACCTACTCATATTATTGACCCTGTTTATGATAGTTTTCAAAATATGTCCATCAAAGCTTTTCTCTTACGTAAGATGAAGCATCATAAAGACGAGAGACAAGCACCCGTAGCTCATACAAAGGATAAAGATTTTATACCGCTAGATAAGAATCAAATTACATATATTAATTCAGGTACATGGAATGAAGATAAAACATTTAGAGTGCCGTTTATTGAAAACGCTAGAAGAGCTTATCGTCAGTTAACAATGGTAGAGGATTCTATTATTATATATCGTTTAGTTAGAGCTCCAGAGAGATTAGTATTCAACGTAGATGTAGGTAATATGAGTACACCTAAAGCAGAATCTTACATGCGTAAGTTAATGCAAAATTATTGGTCTAAGAAAACTTTCAATCTAGACGAGAATAAAAGAGTTAATACATTTAACCCCCAATCAATTCTTGATGCATTTTGGTTTCCTAAGAGAGAAGGTAGCGAGGGAACCAATGTCACAACATTACCAGGAGGTCAGAATTTAGGTGAGCTTCAAGACTTAGTTTATTTTGTTAAAAAACTATATAAAGCACTAAAGGTACCAACTAATAGAGCTGATATTGAAAGTACATATCAAGCTGACTCTACTGTATTAAGAGAAGAACTCAAATTTGCTAATTTTATTGTTAGACTACAAGCAAAATTTGCTTTTGGTTTAAAGAACGCATTTGTTACTCATCTTAAGCTCAAAAAGCTTTGGAAAAATTTTGAATTAAGAGAAAATTCTTTTGATCTTATGTTTACACCTCCAAGAAATTATTATGAGTTACGCAAACAGCAAATACTTGATCTCAAATTGAATAACTTTAATAGTATAACTCAAAATGAATCTATATCTAAGGGTTATGCGCAAAAAACTTTCTTAGGGTGGAATGATGAGCAGATAAAAGCTAATAGAGAGTGGTTGCGTAAGGATGCTTCCTTGCAACATGAAATCGCAAAAATTCAAGAAGGTGGTAATGATTGGAATGCAGGAGCTGGTGGTAGTACAGGAGAGACAGCTGGTTCGGTTGATCAAGGAGACGAAACCCCACCTGATTTCGGTCCATCTCCAGGAGATACTGGTGAGGAGGAACAACCTGCTGATACTCCGTCGCCTACTCCCCCACCAGAAGCCTAAATAATTATAATGGCACAGACAACTTGGACAGATAGTCTCTTAAGCGCTGGTAGTATTTTTTATTCTACCAATCTAGCTAATAAGATCGGTAGCTACCAGGCATTGGCAGATAGGATATGCTATGACTTGGGTTTTCCTTTGGTTAATTTAGAGATTCATGGACAGCAGCTCTTTACAAACATTGCGCGATCTATAGAGATGTATAGTAAGTTCGCTGGTTATACTGAAGAATTTTTAGTTTTTGATAGTACCTTATATACTAGAGGTAAAGGACTAGATGTTGAAAAACTACTTACCCTGACCCCAGAATTAACATCAACTTATAGTACCACTCTAAAAACAACAATTGCTACTACTAATACTGTAGCTACATTAACAAGTGCTTCCTTTAGTACTAACTCTAATAACACGTTTATACCTTTATTTAATTTTGATGTATCTGATATTATAGTTGATCCATCTGAATATACGTTTACAGTGACGTTAGATGATACTAATACTCAGATAACTAAGTTATTATCGGTTGCAGTATCAGGAGAGAGTGAAGCATCTGTTACAAATACTGAATATGGTACTGTGTTTACTACTAGTACAGAGATTTTTGAATTAAGTACAACTGTAGCTAGTAATCTCGTTACTATAGGTATTGTACCTTCTGGTACTAAGTCAGGTTCAGTTAATGCAAACAGAAATGCCACAACTATAACTGATGCATCTACTCAGATATTAACCTCTTATTCTCCTGTAATTAATAACTTTGATGAATTAACTAAAGAGTATAGGAAAATTATAGACGTTTATAGTTTTGATGAGTCAAGTAATTCAAGTCATCAGAATTTATTCACTATAGAGCAGTCATTAGCGCAACAAACATACTTTAGTTACGCGATGGGTAATTATGGCTTTGATTTAATTAGTTGGTATACCATGAAGCAATGGATGGAGACGCGTTCTAAGATGTTGGCGTTACAGAGAACCTTCAAATTCGATGAAAGAAGACAGCATTTAGTATTATATCCAGAACCAAAAGCTGGTGAAAAATTTTATGGTGTATTTGGAGCGTATTTAGAACAACCTATAGGTGATTTAATTAAAGAACCATGGGTATTTCAATACGCGCTAGCTTTAACTAAGATTACAATAGGTAGAATTCGTAGTAAATTCACAGGCACCCAGCTTTTCGGTGGTGGTACTCTAGATACTTCTTTATTACAAGAAGGGTTATCAGAGAAAAAAGAACTAGAGCAAATGCTACTCACTGGAACCCCGGGCTTTGGAGATGCAGCACCGCCTAGTTTCTTTGTAGGATGATACATAAAAGGGGAGCATTTAAAAAGGGTATATACAGACCTAAAAATAAGCATAAGTATATTGGTAGGTCGACTCCAGAATACCGTAGCTCATGGGAGCTCCATTTCTTTCAATGGTGTGATCGAAATCCCAATGTATTAGAATGGGCAGCCGAGGCTGTTGTTATACCGTATGTCTCTCCTATAGATAGTAAAGTACATAGATACTTTGTAGATAATATTTTAATACTCAAAGAGGGTAATAAAAATACAAGGTACCTTGTTGAGATAAAACCCTCCAAGCAGACTATTCCCCCCAAATCTACAAGTAGAAAGAAGAGAGAAACCTTATTGCATGAACAAATAACATATGAGGTTAACCAAGCAAAATGGGAAGCAGCGAACGCATGGTCTATTAAGAACGGGTATAAGTTTATTATATTAACAGAAAAGGAATTATTTCCTGAGAAAAAGTAGATGATAAGTATAAATATTTATTAACGCGATGTCATTTAAACTATTAGTAGAAAAACCGGATCTTAGTGATTTCGAATATATTGTAGAAGAGAAGAATGCGAAAGAGCCTTCAAAGCTTTATATTCAGGGCCCATTTATGATGGCTTCTGAGAAAAACCGCAATAACAGAATCTACAATCTTGAAGAAATGTCTAAGGAAGTTGATCGTTACACTGAAGAAATGATCAACGAAAATCGAGCGATGGGGGAATTAAATCATCCCACAACAGCTGAGGTAGATCTCGAACGTGCTTGTCATATTATAACCGAACTAAAGCAAAAAGATAACGTTTTTTATGGTAAATCAAAGGTATTAAGTACACCTTGTGGTCAGATCGTAAAAAGCTTGGTTATGGATGGGGTAAAGGTTGGGGTTTCAAGTAGAGCACTTGGTAAATTAGATGAAAATCCTAATGGAGTATCAGTTGTACAAGATATGAAGCTTGTAGCTATTGATTGCGTCGCAGATCCTTCTTTTCCTAAAGCTTTCGTTAATGGTATTCTAGAATCTAAGCAATGGGTACTTGCAAATGACGGTAAATATGAAGAAATATACGATAAATTTCAAAACAGTATAAAAAATTTACCTAAAAAGGACTTAGACGGTTATCTCAAAGAACAGATAATTAGTTTCATAAAAAACTTTTAAACTATAATAAATAATTATGATGGACAGTAAACTTAAAGAGTCAATTAAGTCCTTTATCAGTAATGTATATAGTAAAAACTATAGCGCTGCTAATAAAGACCTAAAACAGACTGTAGAGTATAAGATCCAAGAGAGGATCAAAAAAGCATATAAGAAAGATTTATTTTAACGATGAGCAATATAACAGACACATTAAAGGAGGCTGCTAAAGATGTTCTTACTGAGGAATCTCTTGAAGAGATTCAAAAAACATTTAACGAACAGTTAGAATCCAAAGCAGAAGAACGTTCAAAGATTGCAGTAGCTGCAGCTCTCAACGAACAAGACGAGAAGTATGCTGAAAAATTAGAGGCATTACTTGAAGCTATTGATAAAGATCATTGCCGCAAACTTAAAAGAGTGGTTGAGTCTTTAGATAATGATAGAACTAACAAGCTCAAGCGTGTTATTAAAAAATATCAGTCTGAACTCAATACCGAAGCGGTTAAGTTAAGAGATGCAATCGTAGAGAGTGCTTCTGAATACTTGGATTCTTATATTGATGAAGCTTTACCTGTTTCTTCTATTCAAGAAGCTGTTGATAATAAGAAGGCCTTTGGTATTCTTGAAAACTTCCGTCAGACTTTAGGTGTTGATCTTGCTCTTGCAAATAAAACTATCAGAGAAGGTGTTATTGATGGTAAGAAGCAGTTAGATGAGTCTAATGAGCAGCTGAAAATTACTTCTCAGCAGCGTAATACTCTCGCAGAAGAGGTAGCTGAACTTAAGAAAACAATTTTCTTATCTGAAAAGACAAAAAACTTCGATGAAAAGAAGACTAATTTTATTACCAAAACATTCAAAGGTAAAGATATAGACTTCATTCAAGAAAATTTTAAATACACGGTTAAAATGTTTGATAAAAAGCATACTGAAGCATTAGATATTCTTAAAGAAGATGCTATATCAAACTCTGAAATCAAAAACGAAGTCAAACAAGAATTGACAACCGAATCAACCGATGTTAAAAATCCTTACGTAAGTGAATTATCGAGGATTATGTAATTTTAACTTGTTGAGGTAATTTATTACCTGATCTCCAATGTAAAGGACCCTAACCAATAAAATATATTATATAAAATTATGAACGAAACACAAACACGACCAAATACTAATTATATTGACGGTAGTAGGGCTGAGCAATTGTTGGAGAAGTGGAGTCCAGTTTTGGACTATACCTCTAACAAGGTCAGCGCTATTCAAGATAGTCATACCCGTCTAAACACAGCCATGCTTTTGGAAAACCAAGAGAAATGGTGTATAGA